GCCATTATATGTTATTAATTTTGTTAGATGCCCAAAACCTAAAAGAAGCTGCTTACTATCTGAGGAGATGTTAATCCGTAACTTGCCTATTTCTGTTATTGGCAACGAGTATTGTCTTGTACCTGACATCATATCCGCAAGTTATGATAATTTCCTCTTCTCCCAAGATAAGATCCCACATCTCGTCACACCTAAGAACGTTGTGTCGCAATGTATGACCTACGTTCAACGTGTTAAAGACGAAGGTTTAAAATACACCGAAGTCGCAGCACTATTATCAGGCACATTACATGAGCTTAAAATCGGCAATGTTGTTTATGCCAAAAGATGGGAAGCGGACGCACTCTGTTTCCATAGAACTGTTGTTTCATTGTTTATACTTGGCGCTGTCAAAAGAGCTGAAAGAACGACAGTTATTAGCCGTGCTTTTAACATGCTTAAGAAATCTGGCTTTTGGCATGACATATTTTATTGTATCAAACATTTAATTGCTGAATTTTTATTCGAACCTGAAAAACATTATAAGAACATAATTAAAAATAGCTATAAAATACAAGGTTACGAAATTAGAAATTTTGTCGACAAACAAGTATCACTTGTTCAAAAAGTTGATGTGCTTGATAAAGAAGATCCGTACGATTATGTAGAAACCGACGACAACTCTGACACTCTAAGTGCAGTTGAATCACTTGACGTTAAACCTGCTGACTTGATAGAGTTTAGTAATGACACGGTTGATACAGTCAGTACAATAAGTACCATCGGCGATGCTAATGACCTTTGCACACGCGTTGACGCCTATACACAAACGGATCTAAATACTATCGATAGCGCAGTCCAATATGATGAATTTTTCTATTGTCTGCCTGATTTTGACGATGACAAGGTCGATTTGGACACTTCGTATGACCAGAATGACCCTAACAACATCACTTATTCTAAAGACGGTATCCGTATAATTAAACTTAAGATGCCACCTAATAATGATAATTCATCATTATCTACTATCACTGATGATATTTTACAGCAGATCACCACTGATGATTCTATTGTTGCTGATACTAAAACTTTAATTGATCAACAAAACATTGATGCTAAAATTTTTGATCTTGATAAAGAGGTCGAATTAATAAACAACCAACTTAAAATGTTACAAAAGCATCTCGATCATATTAATTCCAGTAATGAAAGTAGTACGGATACGTCTTCTGACGACGATAGTACCAACACAAGTATTTCTTGTCACGATTTTATGGACACCTTGAATGAAGTCGAAAAAGATCAACAAGTGCAACCAATTGATTCAAAATCGATTAATGATGTCGATGCTACACCATCATCCATGATTACCACGAAGAAGAGCGTTACCTTTTCTAAGAATGTTAAAGGCTACGGCAAAATTTCTGAAAACTATCGGAAAATGAACATAGACTTAAACAATTACAAACCTAAATGTTCTATTCGATCTAGAACTATTTATCCTAACGGTCAATGCTTATTACAGGCGATATCCGATAGCACCTATCTTCGTGATGTTACAACAAGACGTGTATACTGAAATAATTCATTACTTTGTTTCAATTAAGAAATTTGATTTTTCAAAAGTTAAAAAATTGAACGTTGCACGTTATCAGAGGTATATATCGAAGAACCCAACTAAAACTTACGGCGTTTTTGATGTCATCGCATACTTTCATCTTTGTGTTTGGAAAAATAATCCTATATACGCTGCTATACCTCTTATCATGGCTGATGTTTTTGACATAAGAATTGAAGTTCGAGATTCGTATGGTAAAGAAATCGCTGCTTATGAACCTACTGACCGCAAAAAGATTATTGACGTCGCAAAAATATATTACAATGGATCGCATTTCTCTGCATTCCCCGAAGGCGGTAGTAAAGACAAATTCCCGGACTTAATAAACGCATTGGTTAAGAACAACACTAATTTCGTTGAATTGTCAGCTGCACCAGGTTCTAATTTAAAACAAATGGTCGTTTCCCATCCTCAGCTTGACAAAACTTTTTGCGTTTATTCCGATGGTATTAAATTATTTAAAGATATCAAACCTACTGATAATTGCCGCATTTTCTTTTATAAGCAGCCTGAAGATATTAAAGGAAAGTGGGACCACGTGTTTTGCGATGCGGCTCGCAAAATTAATTCAGAGGCCATTATCGATAAATTTGTCAGTATTATACCAAATATAATAGCACCAAATGGCCGATTATTAATTAAAACTTTCGCCAACCCATGGATGTTATGGGAATTCGCCACCAACTTTGAATCATATCAAACCTTTGCTGGTACTGGCTCCGAAGTATACTATCTTCTTGAAAATTATGGTGCTAATAAAATTATATTTGAAGATATAATGAATGCTAATAGGAAAGATATCACCGAACATTTAATGCCTTATGATTTCCGCGCGATGAACACCTTTCTCCTTGAGTTTAACTCGGAGATCAAGGTTGCGAGTGCAATTAAGTTTAAAAACGCTGATGTTGATTCTTTCCCAATTACAGCAATGACTGGCGTTGCAGGTGCTGCCAAAACTAAAACGATCACTGAAATGTTTCCAGATGCTTTGTACATTACACCTTCAAAAGAATTAAGGAAAACAATACAACTTAAGTATCATGTCAAAGCATATACGCCGCACCTCGCATTAAAATTTGTGCCCGATAATGATGTCATCGTTATAGACGAAATTGGCACATTCGCGATTGAATATTTGATGCTTATAAGGAGTCTTAACCCTAAAGCAAAGATAGTAGTCATGGGCGATAAATATCAAACTAAACCTATATCAAGTCGTCGTGTTAAAACTGTATTTGATTACGGTGTCGAAGATAATAATCGTACATCATACACCATACCGCAAGACATCGCCGAAATTTTGAACAACAAATTCAACATACATCTAGCAACATTAAGTAACGTCACGAATGCTTTGTGTAGACTGATATGCTCATTTTCAGAACTGTATAA